CGGCCACGACCATAGACAGTTTCGCCACAACCGCATACACGGGTGCCTTCTACGTGTTCACTGGACACAACGCCACGGAAGGTGCGTCTAGCATATCAGAGGTCATGGTGGTGGCCAACGACGAGGCGTATATCACAACAGGACCAATGGTGAGCTCAAAAGGCACGGACCAACTGGCATTCTCCGCGTCACTGTCTGGATCAACTGTTACAATAAAAGCGGCCTCCACGTCAGGTGCGAGCACCACAGTGAACGGCTACAGGGTACACATGCTGAGGGGATCAGCGGGTGCCTCGACAGCGGACACAGTGCTAGTTTCCACTGAACAGACCGTAACAGGTGCTAAGACATTCACGAGTCCAATCGCATTGACCGTTGGATCAGATCCCACAACGGTTGCAGACAAGGCACACATTTATGCCAAGGACGAGGCATCTAGTGCCGAAGTGTTTGTAAGAGACGAGGCTGGAAACGTAACTAAAATTTCACCACACAACCAAGCGGGAGAGTGGGAATACTACTCTAGAAACGTAAAAACTGGCAAAACAGTCAGGATCAACATGGAAGAGATGATCCGGGACATTGAAAATCTAACTGGAAAAACTTACATCAAGAACGACTAGACTATCAGATCCAATATAGTCTGTAACTTACCCTTTATACTTTTATTGTTCAGAGTGTTCCTCAGACCCATGTGCAGGTTCTTGGGCCAGCACTCAAACGCACACCAGCAGTATCCTGAGTGTTCCTCGTTCAATTTGGGTATGAATTCTGCGTCAATTGCCACGAGGTATGTGTGGAAGAAGAACTTCTGATCGTTTGAAGTGAACATCTCTAATGGGATCACTTTCTTAAACTTAGGCAGACTGCCCGTCTCTTCCTCGATCTCACGCTTCAATCCCTCGAATGCACTCTCCGTGAATTTACTTTTACCACCAACTAATCCCCACATGCCTTGTGTCTTCCGGTCAGTCCTCTGTAGGAACAGGAAACGCTTGGTGCTGGTTGCATAGAACAGGGCACCCGAACAGACTATGTTTTCTTTCATGCTATATTATAACAACTATGGGGTTGTGGCGTCAAGGCTTGAGTTGTATCCATTATCTGCGCCACCGTCTAAAACAATGCTCCAATTACCTTGTGTGTACACACCCTCGTATGATTTGACCCATTCTGTGCCATTGAATCTGTACTGTATGCCCGTGTTAAGATTTGTTACGTAGTGTTGTGTGCTATCAGGATTTGATGCGTCAAAGGCCACGTTCCACTTGGATGTTGAACTGTTGTATTCTATGATGTCACCAACGCTGGCAACCAGTGTGCCCCATGTTTGACTCTGGAAACTGGCCGTGCTGTCTCCAACGTCATTGATCACCAGATATCTGTCACCATTTGCTGGTGTGCCTGGATCAAAGGTGGCAGGATTTATGATCTTCTTGACCGCTGTCAGCGAGTTGCTTGGTATCGTGTCGCCGTCTATTGTGTACAATAAAATAGTATCATCCAGCGTTGATGTTGCTATGGTGCCAACTATCTCATTTCCGTTTGGCTGTGTCAATCTTATCTGTGATGTGCCGTTTGTCACTTTACCATATTGATCTAACAGCACCTTCCAGTTCACTGCTGGTCCAAATGTTTCAAAAGGATCGAAGTTGCTTGGTTCGTTTGCACCTGTGTGGAATCCATCTCCGCCCGATTTCACATTTGTACCTGTTGATCCTAATAATCGTAGTTGGTTACCTGTGACTAATAATCCAAAGTTGTTTGGTGTGATGTAACTCCTAGATGTCAGTTCTCCATCTATCAAACCTTTTGCTATACCACCGTCATCGTCGTATATGCTCATTATAATTTTTTGTACGACACCCAGTTTCTTGACTTTTACTGGCGGTGACAACCATATAGGCATCGAAAACGTCAGTGTTGCCACATCTATTTCAGAATCTGCACCCACCGGAATTGTTCTAGAACTGAAAGTTGTACCTGTCAGTTCAACATAACTCAAACTGGTCCAGTCGATGTAGTTGTCTGTTTTCTGTATCTCGAAGTCTGGGTTGAACAAGTACAATATCTGTTCCATGATCTGTAGTTTCTGATCTGTGTTTGTGGTCCAGATATCCGCTGACACTTCCATCCTGAACGGACTTGGCATCACCTTCTCTACAGTGTATCCTGCACCCATCTCGTTGGTGTAGTTGCCGTCTGCGTCTATGCCTCTTTCTCTCAAATGCTGTTTCTCTATGTGATAAGGATTTTGCATCCTTTCCCTGTCGTAATTCAGTTCTCTCACATACGCCGCTATCCTCGGTGCGTACTGTAGTGCGTTCTCTGAATTGTTCCTGATGATGTTCGCTACCTGCCTCGTTGGATCTCCGTACACCACAGGCACTGCCCTTAATTGCACGGACCCGTCACTGCCTTTGCCCGTCTCCACGGAGAAGTTGCTCAAGATCCTAATGAATTGAGTGAGGAATTTTCTAACCTGTCCTTCGTAAAAGTGTAACATCCTTAATTGTCAGCCTTTGGTTTCAGTGCATCTGTCAATGACTGTCTCTGTTTGACTGTTAATCCGTTTATTGTAGATTCTGTTGTGTTGTTAACAAATCCTGTCTTATAATTTAACCTGCCATCTGTGTTAGTCATGTTAATTCTGACTGAATCTTCTATTTTTACCCATCTGACTCCGTCATAACGGAACAATCTGTTGGGTAAGAAATCTGTTCTCAAGAAATAATCGCCTTGGTCAACGCCAGACGTTGGGAATGTGATACCAAATCCTGCTGGATTTCCGTTCGGTACTCCACTTACTGTTCCGTCTGCATTTTTAATAGCATCTCCATCCAAGTAGAATCCATAGTGTGAACTTGCTGGTGTGTCTATGGTGGCATTCACCGTGTTATCACTGCTGGCCCTCTGTGCTTCTGTGTTCACATTTTCTGTCCTGATATTACCCCTCTCATCGATTGGTGCAACATAGTATTGCTTGTAATTAAATCCTGCCTTTGGAGCATCCTGCTCTGCCTGTGCAACTATCTGATCGTTGATGGTTTTCTCCCTGTTGTATGTGCTCATGTAACTGGCGACTGATCCTGTTGTGGTCGCATCGCCTATGATGTCTTTGAATTCTTGCGAATCGACTAGTGTCTTCATCTTTAATCTCAGCAGATGTGGCCACCATGTTTGACTGAATCCTTCCGCGGCCCTGTTCACATCTTCTACCACGTAGTATCTCTTCAGTGCGATTGGCACACTTTCGTCCAGAGAATAATCTTCCTTCATGTGTGGGAATTCTATCACATCGCCACTCATTGGTTTCCTACCAATCCTTTCCACGATATCATTCAAATGCACTGTAAGAAATAGTGTGTCATTCTGTAAGAACATACCAAACTGTGACAGATTGAAATCTGCATCTTGTACGTTGTAAATCCCCCTAACAACATACACATCATCTGAATATTTTCTATCCCTGTTCTCTAGAAATAATAAATCTTGTATAGTTCTTTCGTTTAGACTATCACCCGAATACTGAGGTTGTGTAGGCGATGCCGCACCATCCTTGTTTGTGTCTCCCTGATCGTAAGGTCCTAGGTATTTGTGTAGGTGTAGATCTGTGCCACCAACTGTGAACATCTCCCGGATGTTGCGATCGAAGAACTTGTAGTCGTTGCCCTTTTCAGGCTTAAAAATGGATAATCTTGGCATATCATACATATTTATTGCACAGGCAATGACTATAAATATGAGTATGTCAGAACTACAAACAGGACAACAGGAAATTTTCGATTACGTCAAGAACAATCTCGGTGACGGGATGATTGACGTGGAATTGGACCCAAAACACTATCAAACGGCACTGGAAAGAGCTGTGAACAAATTCAGACAGAGATCATCAAATGCCGTAGAAGAATCATATGCTTTTTTAGAACTTAAAAAAAATCAGAACACCTACATACTGCCAGATGAGATCATAAACGTGAGGAATCTCAACAGGAGGACCGTGGGATCAAGGACCGAAGGTGGAGAGGGCGGAACACTGTTCGAACCATTCAACCTGGCCTACACAAACACCTACCTTTTGAGGGCAGGTGCCACAGGTGGTCTGGCAACCTACTACGCTTTCGCATCATACCAGGAACTTGTTGGTAAGATGTTTGGAAGTTTCATACAATTCCATTTTGACGTGGCTACTAAGAAATTGACA